TCAAAAGTCCCATGTGGATCACTCCGTTGCCCCCGCCGCTCACCGCTCTGGGGGAAGGTTCACATGGCTCAATTCTCAGTGGAAATTATACGCCTACCCGGCTCAGTTCTGGGTGGAAATCAACACCTGAATGCCGCCGCGCTGGTCTGGTCGAACGCCCCGGTCATCGTCGGCGCGCATGACACGGGGCCGCTGATCCGGTCGCGCAACGGGTTCTGGCTGGCGATGCCCACCCCGGCCGCAGGCAAATCCACCCGCGGCGGACGGATCACCCCGGGCGCATGGGAACGCCGCACGGGACTGCGCCTGCGGTTCGTTTACCGGCGCAGAGGGCCGAGCCTATTGGTGGCCGAGGGGCGGTTGAACAGCAAAGGGCGCGCAGTGGCGTCCCGCGCGAAAACCGGCCGCGGGCTGACCACCGTGCCGATCTTCCTGCTGGTGCCGCAGGTCAAGCTGCGCAAGCGGCTGGATCTGGCGCGGGATGCCGAGCGGGCTATAGACGGCGTGCCCGGGCGGATCGTGGCGGGTTGGATGAACAGCGCTGCAGTCAGATAACCAGCAATGTGCATCGCGGATGGAGCATACCGGTGTGGCGAGCGCTCCAGATCCACACCTTCAGCAACCCATCAAGCAAGAAAATTCTTGCACGATGCAGATTTTTCATCAACGATCAGAGTAAATTGAGGGGTTAAACATGAATCTTGCAAGAACTTTAACACTTGCTTTCCTCCTTATATTTGGCTCCGCCCAAGCGATACTCGCGCGAGAACCGACGCAAGCGGACTTGCGCCCCAATGTGCAGGCCGTAATCGACAAGATCCTTTTTCATTATGATGTTGAGAACTTCAATTTCAAAAATTTTCCAGGCGAGAGTGGAACGGGGCGAACCAGCATCGAGGGCGTCGCCATATTGCGTGAAGACCTTTATGCTCGCGATATCAATGCGGGCTGGATGAGGCAGCGACTTTTGTCAGCTGGTGTGCCATCGTCAGAAATACGAACGAACGAACGAGTCTTTGAGTTCGTTGTGAAGCGGAAGAAAAATGAGAGAATAAATTTCTCGTTTGACCTCGAATACAGAGAGGCGGTTTCTGGCTTCGCATTCAGTGTGAATAACCTGACAAGCTACAGAGTAACCGAAAAGCCACTTCGGGATCTGTTCGGTGAATTTTACATAGCTGGTTCGCCGGAGGCAGAGCGTTACTTTCAAGAACGTCTTGCTCCCTTCCAGAAAAAGACTGCGCTATTAGATAGTGTGAGCGCGTATTTCTCTGGCGCGAAACTGTATGGCTTTCAACAAGGATATGACGAGAAAAAAAGAGCGCCCGTGCTGTGACCCCCGACGCTCATCCGGCTGATACCAGAGTCGGCGATTGAATTTGGCGCTGTTGCGCCGACGGAGCAATGGGCGATCTGCGGAGCGTTTCGGTCGCGCGAGGCTGATCGCCCATTGCGGTGAGTTGGGCAGCAAAGACCGCCGGGGCCTGATAGCCGAGGGCGGAATGAGGCCGCTCAGTGTTGTAGATGTGGGTCCAGCGGGCCACGGCCTCGCGGGCGTGGTCGATGCCGAAGAACAGGGTCTCGTTCAGGAGTTCGTCGCGCATGCGGCCGTTGAACGCCTCGCAGTTCCCGTTCTGCATGGGCTTACCGGGCGCGATGTAGTGCCACTTCACCTTCATCTTCTCTGCCCATTCCAGGATCGCGTTCGAGGTGAACTCGGTGCCATTATCGCTGACGATCACGCCGGGCTTTCCACGCCGCTCGATCAGGGCCGTCAGTTCCCTGGCGACCCGGCGGCCTGAAATCGAGGTGTCGACCACGGCCGCCAGGCTTTCCTTGGTCACATCGTCGATCACGTTCAGAATGCGAAATCGGCGGCCGTCGGCAAACTGATCCTGAACAAAATCGACCGACCAGCGAGCGTTGGCCAAAGCCTCGGTCACCAGCGGCGCCCGTGTTCCGATGGCCCTCTTGCGGTTGCGACGCCGACGCACGGACAGGCCCTCTTCCCGGTATAGCCGCTGGGTTCGTTTGCGGTTCAGCACATGGCCGTCGCGACGCAGGATCACATGCAGCCGGCGATAGCCGAACCGCCGATGCGTCTCGGCGGCCCCGCGCAGCACCTCGCGCAAGGCAGCATCGTCCGGGCGCCGGTGCCGATAGCGCACAGAAGACCGATCCGCCCCGATCAGGGAACACGCCCGCCGCTCGCTCATCTCGTAGCCCTGTTCGAGATGGGCGACGGCCTCGCGCCTGGCGGCGGGCGTTACCATTTTTTTGACAGCAGGTCCTTGAGCGCCGTGTTGTCCAGCATTGCCTCGGCCAGCAGGCGCTTCAGCTTGGCGTTCTCGTCTTCGAGCGCCTTCAGACGCTTCGCCTCGGACGGCTCCATGCCGCCGAACTTCGCCTTCCAGGCATAAAATGTGGCGCCGCTGATCCCGTGCCTGCGGCAGACCTCGGCTGTCTTTGCGCCCGCCTCCTGCTCCCGCAGGATCGCGATAATCTGCTCTTCCGTGAACTTCGATCTCTTCATGTCCGGTCCTCTCCTTGGGCCGGACTCTAGCATCAGATGGACGAGTTATCGGGGGGCACAGCACCCGCAGACACATTTGAGAAGAAGTTTGAAATATCCTGCCCGGAAACTGAACTCGCCCTGTCTGACGACTTCAGGTTTGGACCTGTATCCGGCCGAACCAACTATTATGTTGACTGTTCAGCAATTTTTTACTCTGAGTTTATTGGAGGTTACGGGAAAGAGGGTATAGCTGCGGGCACGCAAGGTCCAATTCGAATTGATATTAAGGTAACTGCTGGCTCTGATTCTTCAGAAGTCAATGTCATGATCGGCGGTCGCATCAATCAAGCCTGGAAAGGCACCGAATTCAGTAGAAACAGCATGTCGTTTGAAAACGACTTTAGCCGATTTTTTAGCAGAACCACCAAGGATCCGGCAGGTGGAGTGCCCCCTGAGAGTCAGTATGTCGAGCTCGAAGAAGTGTTCATAGGCGCACCAGACAGCCAGCGTTATGTATTGCGGGATGACACTTGGTTGGTGTTTACCATTCCAAAAATGAGCTGCTACTCGTATCTGCCTGATAACTATCCAGATGACTTCAGTGTTATTCTCAGAACTGATTTTTCAAATGACAAGCTTCACCTTCGGTCTTCTAAGGGGGTAACAGGAGTTCTTGTTGATATTTACAAGAACGGTGAAAGCTCACGGTGGGGGCAAAAATGCCAACTATAGATGAGTACGGGGGTATTTTTTTCTTGAATCTTTTACCTTTAGCCATAAAGCTCTCAATATTCAGCGTTTAGTTTCGATTGCGATTACATCAATGGTCCTTCTCACGTATGATTCGGAGGTTGCAGGCAAAAATTCTAGAAAATAGGTTTTGCATTCAAATGCCCACCACCCGCGAAACCATCCTCGCCGCGCTGCACGCGCGCCTGCAGCCGCTTGCCGCCCTGACCTTGCGCGACGAGGTCCTGCCCGAGCGGATCCCGACAGCCGGGCTGCTCATCCTGCGCGATGGCCAACCGGGCGAGCCAGAGGTGACGCTGTCGCCCCTGCGCTATCACTACCAGCACCGCGCTGAATTGGAGGTCGTCGTCCAAGCGGGCACAGACCGGGCCACCGCCTTCGATGACCTGATCGCCGCCATCGGCACAGCGCTGGGGGCTGACCGGACGCTTGGCGGCCTTTGCGACTGGGTCGAACCCGAGGCCCCTGCCTCGGTCGATCTGCCCCTCGAGGGTGCTGCGGCGCTGAAAGCTGCGGTGATCACTGTCATCCTGCACTATTCCACCACCGGGCCGCTGGCCTGATACTTGGACCACTGGTCGGTGCCTTTCGACCGAGGTCTCAAGGACGATCAGCTGAAGGCCGTCAAGCCCGTCGGTTCCCGGCATCGCCGAGGAGCCAAAGGAAGAAGATCGCGAAGAACGGCGAGAAGATGAGGCTCAGAAGCACCCAGACGACCGCACTGCGCCCCCGCGCCTCGGCCATCCGGGCCGGAAGCAGGATGAACAGCCACAGCGCGAACCAGAGGGCCGCAAGGCCGAAAAGTAGGGCGAAGAGGCCCTCCATCACGCCACGCACCAGATCATGGGGCGCAGGCTATCGGCCCGCAGGCTACCGGCAGGTGCCATAATACCCTTTGGAGAACCTGCAATACTCCCGCGCTGCCCCGGAGCGGATCATCTCGGCGGCGATGTCCCGACCGTCGGGCAGGAAGCACTGCGCAACCAGGCGGCCGTAGCGGTCAATGTCGAGGACGGCGCAGCGCAGGCGCTTGCCCGAGATCAGCCCTCGCAGAGCGGCGGTGGCGGCCGAACCACCTCGCTGGTCCCACTCGGGCGCATCAAGGCCCCAGACCCGGATGCGACGGGACTCGCCGCTGAGGGTGAAGGTATCGCCGTCGAGGATCTTGCTGACCCGTGCCTCCAGCGCGCTTGACTGCTGGGCTTGCGCTTCGGGCTGGCTGATGAGGGCGGCCAGAATTGCGATTACCGCCAACAGAAATGCCGCACGGCGCAACGGGCGCGTGAAGCGGCGCATGAGAATTCTTCCAATCATCCCGGCAGATGGCCCGAGAAACGGCCCTGCCGCAATCCCCTGACAGTTCAAAGCAGAAAGGAACCTCTTCCATGGCACGTGCGCAAGGCGCGCGGGCGCAGATGGCGCTTGCGTTCGAGACCACCTACGGCACCCCGCCCTTGAGCGGCTTCACCCGGATGCCCTTTGCCAGCACCACGCTCGGCGCGGAACAGCCGCTCCTGTCGAGCGAGCTACTAGGCTACGGCCGCGATCCGCTGGCCCCGGTCAAGGATGCGGTGACGGCGGATGGCGATGTGGTGGTGCCGATCGATGCAGAGGCTTTCGGCTTCTGGCTGAAGGCGGCCTTCGGCGATCCGGTCACCACGGGCACGGGGCCATATACCCACGAGTTCCGCTCCGGGAGCTGGACCTTGCCGTCGATATCGATCGAGACCGGCATGCCCGAGATGCCGCGTTATGCGATGTATTCCGGCTGCGTCCTGGACCAGCTCAGCTGGCAGATGCAGCGGTCGGGCCTGCTGACGGCCACCGCCCGGCTGGTGGCGCAGGGCGAGACGATTGCCGCCGCGAGCGGTGCCGGCACGCCGGACGAGCTGTCCCTCCAGCGCTTCGGTCACTTCAACGGCGCGATCAGCCGTGATGGCGTGGCCCTCGGCAATGTGGTCTCGGCCGAGATCACCTATGCCAACAACCTCGACCGGATCGAGACCATCCGCGCGGATGGCAAGATCGACGGCGCTGATCCCTCCATCGCCGCACTCACGGGGCGGATCGAGGTGCGGTTTGCCGACCAGACGCTGGTGGCACAGGCCCAGACCGGCGATCCCTGCGAGATTGCCTTCGCCTACACCCTGCCCTCGGGCGAGAGCTTCAGCTTCACCGCCCATGCGGTCTACCTGCCGCGGCCGCGGATCGAGATCCCGGGCCCGCAGGGCATCCAGGCCAGCTTCGACTGGCAGGCCGCCCGGGCCGAGACCACCGGCCGGATGTGCACCACCGTCCTCGTCAACTCTGTCGCCACCTATTGAGAAGACCCCGTCATGCTGACCCTCGATCTCATCAACGCCCCGTCCTGGTGCGACCTCATCCCCGGCGTGCGCGTGAAGCTGCGCCCGCTGACCACCGCGCTGATGGTGTCGGCGCGCAGCGATCCCGCGATTTCCGACCTGCCCGAGGGGGCCGCGACCGACGAGGCGGCGCTCGCCATGGCCAAGGCGCTGGCGCGGCGGGCGATCCTCGACTGGGAGGGGATCGGCGATGCCACAGGCCAGCCCTTGCCGGTCAGCCCCGAGGCGATCGACGCGCTTCTCGACCTCTGGCCGGCCTTCGAGGCGTTCCAGTCGTCTTACGTCGCAAAAGCTCTTCTGCTGGATGCGGAAAAAAACGTCTCGTCGCCCTTGCCGACTGGGTCTTCGGCGGGGGCGAAGGCTACTGCGCGGCCTGCGGAACAACCTGTCCCGACTGCCCCGCTCGGCTGAACCAGCCGCAGACGCTGGAAGGCGCGCAGGTCTGGGACCTGGTCCAGCGCCTTGGAGGGCAGATGCGCGTCATCCCCGGCGCGGTGATCGGATGGGACTTGGGTGCCGCTCTCGTTCTGGGGCAGGCTCTGGGCGTAAACCCGATGATCGCCGCCGAACTCTTGCCCGAGATCGAGGCGGTGATGGTGCGGCGCGTGAACGAACAGCTGCGATCAGGCAGCCTGCAGGGGCACGATCCCTGAGACATCGACGGTCTTGCGGGCGCGGGCCAGATCCCAGGCGCGCTGGAGGTTCATCCAGTATTCCGGCGTGGTGCCGAAATAGGTGGCCAGCCGCATCGCCGTGTCCGCAGTCAGCGCTGTCTCGCCCTTGACCAGCCGTTCGATCCGGGTGCGCGGAACCTGCAGGTGCCGGGCAAGGGCGGGCGCGCTCATCTCGAGGGGAAGAAGATAGAGCTCGTGCAGAACTTCGCCCGGATGGGAGGGGTTGGTGATCAGGCTCATCGTCATTCCTTTCAGTGGTAGTCCACGATCTCGACATCCTGCGGACCCTGATCGGTCCAGACGAAACAGATGCGCCACTGGCCATTGATGCGCACCGAATGCTGCCCTGCGCGATCCCCGCTCAGGGCTTCCAGATGGTTGCCCGGCGGAAACCGCAGATCCTCAAGCAGCATGGCCGCGTCCAGTGCCGAGAGCATGGCGCGCGTCCGTCTGACCAGATCAGCCGGAAAGCCCTTGCCGAAGCGGTCCTGGACCGCAGCGGCGGCAAGCTTTCCACGCGTGCTGATGATCATGCCCCCCATGTATCACGTCATGATACACAAATCAAGGACTCCCCATGGCCGAAAAACGCGTCTCCGTCCGCCTCGCCGCTGTGGGCGGCCGCCAGGTACGCGCCGAACTGGAGGGCGTCGGCGAGGCCGGGGCGAAGGGCTTCGGTCGCCTCAGCCGCGAGATGGAACTGGCCAACACCCGGTTGGCCAGCTTCGCCCGTCGCGCGGGTCTGGCTCTCGGCGCTGCCGCGGCTGCCGCCACGGCTTCCCTCGGCCTGATCGTCCGCTCCACGGCCGAGAGCGCGGCGCAGATCCGGCAGTTCGCGCAGGTTGCCAATGCCACGCCCGAGGTGCTGCAGCGCTGGTCGGCCGGGGCGCGCACGGTCGGGATCGAGCAGGAGAAGCTCGCCGACATCCTGAAGGACGTGAACGACCGGGTCGGGGACTTCCTGCAGACCGGCGGCGGGCCGATGAAGGACTTCTTCGAGACTGTCGCGCCGCGCGTGGGTGTCACCGCCGACCAGTTCGCGCGGCTCTCCGGTCCCGAGGCGCTGCAGCTATATGTCGACACGCTGGAACGCGCCGACTTCAGCCAGCAGGAGATGACCTTCCATCTCGAGGCCATGGCGTCCGACGCCACCCGCCTCCTGCCGCTTCTGCGGAGTGGCGGGGCGGAAATGGCCCGGCTCGGCGACCAGGCTTCCGACCTCGGCGCGGTGCTCGACGGCGATGCGCTGGACGCCCTTCGGCGCACGCAAGCCGCACTGGGCAGCGTCTCGCTGGTCTTCGAGGGCCTGCGCAATCGCATCGCCGTGGCCGTGGCCCCGACCATCGAGGCGCTGGCCACGGCATTCGTCGCTCTGGCCTCGGATGGCGGCATCCTGCGGACGGCGATCGATGCGCTGGTCGGCAACCTCGGGCGCCTGGCCAGCTATGCCGCAACCTTCGCTGCGGTGATGGCGGGACGCTGGGTCGTAGGCGTCGCGGCGGCGGCACTCTCCGTCCGCGGCCTTGCCACCGCTCTCGTCTTCCTGCGCGGCGCGCTGATCCGCACCGGCATCGGGGCGCTGATCGTCGGGGCGGGGGAACTCGTCTACCAGTTCACCCAGCTCGTCGCCCGGGTCGGCGGTGTCGGCGAGGCCTTCCGGCTCCTCGGCGATCTGGCGCGGGAGGTCTGGTCGCGCATCGGCATGGCGCTGGCTGCCGCATTTGCCAACATGGCGGCTGGCTGGGAGGGTCTGAAGGCGGCAGGTATTACGGCGCTCGAGGGCACCATCACCGGGGTCGTCAGCTTTGGCGACCGGACGGCGGCGATCTTCCAGGGCGCCTATGACGCGGCGGTGGCGATCTGGGGCAGTCTGCCCGGGGCCATCGGCGACTTCGCCTTCCAGGCGGCGAACGGGCTGATCTCGGGCGTCGAGGCGATGCTGAACGGCGTCGTCACCCGCATCAACGGCTTCATCGAAGGGCTGAACGCGGCCCTCGCCCTGCTGCCGGAGTGGGCGACGGGCGAAGGCGGGGTGCGGATCGGCACCCTCGATCCGGTGGAGCTGAGTCGCGTCGGCAATCCGTTCGAAGGCGCGGCAACAGCCGCAGGCACCGCCGCAGCGGAGGCCTTCTCCACCGCATTGGCAAGGACGTATCTGGAGCCGCCCGATCTCGGCCTCGGGGCGATGGCCGGTGACGCCCGTGCCACGGCGGCGGGTTACCGCGAGGCCGCAACCATGCTCGCCGATGCCGCGGGTCGACCGCTGGCCAGCTGGCAGGCGCTGAAGGATGCGATGACCGGCGCGGGTAGCGAGGGCGAAGCGGCGCTCGGCGGCGCGGCGGACGCGGCGGGGGCGCTCGCAGATGGCCTCGACGAGGCAGGCGGCGCGGCCGGGGGTGCGGGGGCTGCCGCGAAGAAGGCAGCGGAAGAGGCGGCCACCGGCTGGCAGGCCGTGACCAAGTCTCTGGCAGACTATGCAAAGGGCGCGATGGACTGGGGCAAGGGCCTCGGCGAGACGCTGGTCTCGGCCTTCGCCTCGGCCGAGAACTCCTTCCGCACCTTCGTCACCACCGGCAAGTTCGACTTCAAGTCGCTGATCTCGTCGATTCTCGCCGATCTCGCGACGCTGGCCTTCAAGAACACGGTCCTGGGCCCGCTGGCCAATTGGCTCTCGGGTGGCCTGGGCGGCATCTTCGCCCCCGTCAAGCACGCAGGCGGCATGGTCGGCGCCCCCGGTCCCGGCCGCATGGTGCCTGCGCTGGCCTTTGCGGGCGCGCCCAAGTTGCACAATGGCGGCTGGGCCGGGCTCCGACCTGACGAGGTCCCAGCGATCCTGCAGCGCGGCGAACGGGTGCTGTCGCGGGCCGAGGTCGCATCCGGGGTGGGACGGGGCGGTGGCGCTGCAAGCGGCGTCACGATCAGCATCGATGCCCGTGGCGCGCAGGCGGGTGTCGCGGAACAGATCGACGCCAAGCTGCGCGCGGCGATCCCGGAGATTGCACGGCTTGCAAAAGCCAGCGTCGCCGATGGGCGGCGGCGCGGCCATGCGCTTTGAGGAGAGGCCCGAGCGATGATCCCTGAACTTCCGCTGACGCTGGTGCAATCGCTGGAACGCCGCCTCATCACGACCACGGCCGTCGCCGCCTCGCCCTTCACCGGAAGCGAAGAGGTCCAGGACTGGGGTGGCGAATGGTGGGACTATGGGATCGAGATGGCGCGGACAACGGGCCGTGATGGCCGCCGCCTCTCGGCCTTCCTCGCCGCCCTCGGCGGCCCGCGCGGACGCTTCCTCTTCCGCGACCCGAGCATTCGGCAACCGGGAAGCCTGCTGGCGCCCTTTGTCTCAGGCGGCTTTCAGAGTGGCAACCAGCTTGTCACTGCCGGATGGCCGCCCTTCTCGACGCCGCTACTTGCGGGGGACTTCTTCTCGCTCGGCGACGGGGACCATACTCGGCTCCATCAACTGACGGCGGATGTGGTCACCGATGAGGCGGGTCAGGCCACGCTCGCCTTCGTGCCGCGGCTGCGCGCGCCGCCCATCGACAGCACGCCCCTCGAGATCGCGGCCCCGGCAGTCGTTTTGCGCCTGACCGCGCCGGTCACGACCCGGATCGGCCGGGCCGAGAGCTTCCTCTTCACCCTTGCCGCTCGGGAGGCATTATGAGCCGCGATCTGAGCCCCGACTTTGCCGCGGCTCTGGCCGAGCGCGATCTGTGGCCGGTGATCTTCTTCGAAGGCCAGTTCGCCTCCGGCCCCGTGCGGCTCTGGTCGGGCCTTGGCGAGATCGGCTGGGCAGGGGAAAGCTGGTTAGGGGCAGGCGCGCTTCTGGGCCTCGGGTCCATCGAGGAAACTTCCGAGGTGGTGGCGGGCGGCACTTCGGTCTCGCTCTCCGGCATTCCGCCCAGTCTCGTGCAAATGGCCATCGCGGAAGCCCGACAAGGTCTGCCCGGGCGGGTCTGGCTCGGGCTGCTGACGCCCGAGGGTGCGATCATCGCCGATCCGGTGCTGGCCTTTGCGGGGCGCCTCGATGTGCCGGAAATCACCGATGATGCGGAGACCTGCCGGATCACCATCAGCTACGAGAGCCGCCTGATTGATCTCAACACGCCCCGCAGCTGGCGCTACACCCATGAAAGCCAGCAGGCGCTCCATCCCGGCGATCTCGGGTTTGAATATGTCTCGGCCATCCAGGACCGGGAAGTGACCTGGGGGCGCGGATGACGGATGTGGAAGAAACCGCGGCGGTCGTCACGGCAGCCGTCGTGAACCGGACCACCCGCATCCTCCACTGGGAACGCCACCTTGCCGAGGCGATCGAGGCCGCGCGCGACCGGTCCTTCCGCTGGGGCCAGCATGACTGCGCGACCTTCGCCTTCGACCTGCGGCGCACGCTTGCGGGTGGGCCTGACGTCGCAGCACTCTGGCGCGGACGCTACAGGACGGCGCGCGGGGCTGTGCGGGTGATGCGGCGGCTTGGCTGGTCCTCGCTCGAGGCGGCCGGCCGCGATCTTCTGGGCGCGCCTCTCCCGTCCGTCCACCACGCCCAACGGGGTGACCTCGTGCTGGCCAACACGGGCCTCGGCTTCGGCATCTGCCTCGGCGCACAGGCCGCGGGGATCGCGCCCTCCGGCCTTCTCCTTGTGCCGATTACCGCCTGCGCACTGGCCTGGCGCGTCTGACGCGCTCGCCTGACGCAGGCCGATCCCTTTCCTTCCAACCGGAAACCTGCCCCTCATGCCCTTCATTGTCTCTGCGGTCACGGCGGTTGCCGGGGCGATCTCCGGCGTGCTGGCAGCGGGCGGCATCGGTGCAGCGCTGGTGCGGCTCGGCGGTACACTGCTTCTCTCCTACGCTTCCCAGGCGCTGATGCCGAAGCCCAAGGTGGCGCTGCAGGCCCGCACGGTGACAGTGCGCGAGCCGGTGGTGCCGCGCGACATGGTCTATGGCCGGGCGCGGAAAGGCGGCGTCATCACCTTCCTGCATGCCTCGGGGCCGAAGGACCAGTTCCTGCATCTGGTGATCGTTCTGGCCGCGCATCGGGTCAAGTCCCTCGGGGCGATCTGGTTCGACGGCGAGATGGCCGTCAGCGCGGGCGGCATCGTGCAGGGCCGCTGGGCGGGCAAGATCGCTGTCGAGAAGCGGCTCGGCGCCGAGGACCAGGCCGCCTTTGCAGACCTCATGGCCAATGTGCCGACCAAATGGACCGCGGCGCATCGGCTCGCGGGCTGCGCCGCACTCTATCTGCGGCTCACCTATGATGCGGATGCCTTTCCGGGCGGGATCCCGAACATCAGCGTCGACATCGAGGGCAAGAACGACATCCTCGATCCCCGCACCGGATTGCGAGCCTATTCGGAGAACCCCGCGCTCTGCCTTGCGGACTATCTCGCCCATCCGGCCTTCGGCGTCGGGGCCGGGATCGGCGCTGCCGACGGGATCGAGGTCGAGAGCCTGATCGAGGCCGCGAACATCTGCGACGAGATGGTGCCCCTGGCATCCGGCGGATCGGAGCGGCGCTACAGCTGCAACGGCGTCGTGTCGCTGGCGGAAAGCCCGAAGACCATCATCGAGGGGCTGTTGTCCGCGATGGCCGGTCGCGTCGCCGTGCAGGGCGGCAACTGGCGCATCCATGCCGGGGCGTATCGTCTGCCCGAGGTCACGCTGAGTGCCGATGACGTGCGCGCGGGCGGCCTGGTGCTCGCCACCCGCGTCAGCCAGTCGGCGAACTTCAACGGCGTGCGCGGCCAGTTCGTCAGCCCGGAGAACGACTGGCAACCGGACGACTTTCCGGCTTATGCCAGCGACGTCTATCTCACCGAAGATGGCGGCGAGCGGAAATGGCGCGATCTGCCCTTGCCCTTCACCATCTCCGCCGCGATGGCGCAGCGGCTGGCCAAGATCGAACTTGAGCGCGCCCGGCGCCAGATGACCGTTAAGCTCTCGGGCAAGCTTGCCGCCTGGCGGGCCGGAGTGGGCGAGACGGTGATGCTCTCCTATGTCCGCTGGGGCTTTGCGGCAAAACCCTTCGAGGTGCAGGGGGTGAGCCTTGATCTGACCGCTTCCGGCGACGGTGCGCTTCTCCTGCCGGAACTCGTCCTGCGCGAGACCTCGCCCCTGGTCTATGACTGGTCGGCCTCGGAAGAGGCGATCTACGCGGCGGCCCCGCGCACCACATTGCCGGGGCCTGCCGATGTGCCAGCCCCCGGCACGCCGCATCTGGCGGAGGAGATGTACGAAACCCGGGGCGGGACCGGCGTGCGGACCCTGATCCGGGTCACTTGGGTCGAGGCGCCCTCGGACTTCGTGCGGGACTATCAGATCCGGGCCCGGCGGGTTCTGGACAAGGAGGGTCTCCCGACCGGGGAAGACTGGATCACCCTTGGCCGCACCGACCAGCCCGCCTGGGAGATCCGCGATGTGAAGCCCGGCCGCTGGGAGGTGGCGGTGAAGTCGCTCTCGGTGATCGGGGTCTCCTCGGACTATGTCAGCGCGGAGATCGAGATCCTCGGGCTGACCGCCCCGCCTGCCGCGCTCGAGACCCTGACGATCCAGACCGCGGGCGGGCTCGCGATCCTGAAATGGTCGCCCTCGGCCGATCTCGACGTGCGGATCGGCGGGCGGATCGTGATCCGGCATTCCGCCGCCACGACCGCGACCTGGGCCACTTCGACCAGCATGGACGAGGTTGCGGGCTCCGATGCCGTGGCGCTCGTCCCCCTGAAGCCCGGCACCTATCTTCTCCGCGCCCGCGACAACTCCGGCAATCTCGGCCCCGTGGCGAGCGTCGTGACCAAGGGCGCGCAGGTCCTGCCCTTCGCCCCGGTGATGAGCCTCGCGGCCGACCCGGCCTGGATCGGCACCGGGGTAAATGTCACGGTCGATGGTGGCGCGCTGAAGCTTGCGGATATCGGCAGCGAGGGAAGCTTCACCTTTCCGGCCGGGATGGACTTCGGGAGCCTGCGCCGCGTGCGGCTGCGCTCGGAGATCGATGTCGCCGCGCTGAACCTCGGCGGGCTGATCGATGACCGGCTGGCGCTGATCGACAGCTGGCTCGATGTCGATGACACCGACGGGGCGGAGATCGACGTGATCGTCGAAGCCCGCAGCACTGACGACGATCCGGCCGGCATGCCCGTCTGGTCCGACTGGTCCCGGCTCGACTCGTCCGAAGATGAAGTCCGTGCGGTCGAACTGCGGGCCCGGCTGATGTCCGAGAGCCCCGATTACAACGTCTGTTGATTTCCACCCAGAACTGAGCCGGGTTTTCCATCGAGAAGTGAGCCACCTCTGATTATGGATTTCGGCTCAGGCTGGGGTCAAGGCATGGCTGTCTTCCTTCTTTTTGCGGGTCGCTGCGGC